GGACAGATGGGAAGACTTCGTAAAGAAAAACGATGATGAGTTGTATGTGTTTGCATTAGCACTGGTTACAATTAGTGCGGCTAACTTAATTGACCTACCATTTATGGCTACGTTTAACTACGCTACAGAAAACTATTATGAGTTAATGATGGTTAGACCTGTTACAGAAACCATAGATACTGGTGTAACAGTTCGTAATGATGGAAAAGTAATGGTATTTGGTAATTGGAGATTTAAATGAAAACGGTAAATGCTTTTATTATTTCTATCATTGCATACTGTGTACTGGTTGCTATTCTTATGACACCTGTATTTGTTAAGGCTCAAGAAACTATGCCAGATGATATGTATGGGTTTGCTGTTCCAATGGACTTTATGTGTGTTGATTCTTTTACTAGAATAATGGAAATTTTAGAAAAAGATTATCAAGAAATACCTATGGTAATCTCTCACCTCACACCTAACATGAGTTTAATTCTATTTGTAAACTCTACATCTACTACAAGTACACTTGTTGTAACCAAAAGAACAAAAGAAAAAGAACAGGCTTGTATTGTTTTTGGCGGTGCGTCTAATGGTACATCGTTTTCTTTAAACCCTAATCCTAAATTTCCAGTAGAGATATAATGACAATACCACCATACTTAATTAGTGCTATTATATTTTTGGTAGCCCAAACAACTACCGCAGTGTGGTGGGCTAGTAGTATATCAAGCGATGTAGCAATGCTTAAACGTGACAGGGATGACATGGCATTAATTATAGATAACCTAGATGTTTTATCATATAGATTAGAAGCATTAGAAACAATGTTACAAAGGGTGCTAGGCCCAGAGGCTAGATAATGGCAATAAAAAAAGACCCAAGACTTGCAAGAGCAGGAGTATCTGGATTTAACAAACCAAAGGCTACTCCTAGTCATGCTACTAAGTCACACGTTGTAGTGGCTAAAGAAGGAGACAAGATTAAGACTATAAGATTTGGACAGCAGGGTGTTACTGGAGATAAAAAACCTTCTGCTAGACAAAGATCGTTCAGGGCTAGACACGCCAAGAACATTGCCAAAGGCAAGATGTCTGCGGCATACTGGGCTAACAAGGAGAAATGGTAATGGCAAAGGGGGTATCACATTATTTTAAAGATGGCACTGAACACAAAGGTGCTTTTCATAAAATGCCTAATGGAAAACTTCATTCAGGTAAAACTCATGGCAAGACTTCAAAGCCTTTAGTTCATTTTAAAGACTTGTCAAATACTGCTAAGAAAAAAATAAGGAGCAAGTAATGAAAAGTAAAAAGGGTAAAAAACCGCCAAAGAAATATTAATGAAACCAAAAAGAAAAGGCTTATACGCTAACATTCATGCTAAAAGAAAACGTGGTGAACCAATGAAAAAGAAAGGTGCAAAAGGTGCGCCTACTGACAAAGCATTTAGGCAAGCAAAAAAAACGGCTAAGAAAAAATAGGAGAATTATATGTGGGAAAATATAGTAAAGACTTGGAACGCATTAGACAGTCGGATCAAAATTGTAATAGTAATCGTAGGGGTATTGGCTATCTTGTCCGCAATCTGGGGATCGCCTGCGCCATCAGTGCCAGTGCAGTAGGTTGTCAAACGATCAAGGAAGCGGGGACAGTAGCGGGTGCCTCTGCGGTAGGAGCGACTGTAGGGGGCCTAGTTTCGGGGGGTGCGCTTGCGCCTGCGATGGGGGCTGCGACTGCGGCAGCGACAGCAGACCTGATAATGCAAGCGGAAAACAACAGTGGGAAGACTCAGACTATTATCAAGGCACCTGATAATTTCTTTACATTGCTAGATAAAATAGTTGGAATAGGCGGATGGGCTTTAATTTTAATATTCGTAGTGCCGATGATTTTAGGGTGGTTGCTACCAAGTCCTACAAAACTAAATAGAAAAAATAATGACTAAAACAATAAATGATTTTTTAAGCCCTGACGATCTGATGTATGCAGGTCCTGCAGCCGATGCTCCTGATTACTGGAAAAAGGCTGCAATAAAAGGTGATGGAAATCAGAAACAAGGATTAACTTGGGACGTAGTTAGAGCAACTGATAATATTAATAAACAGGCTCAACAAAACTTTGACTATACTAATCCTTTTCATTACATTAACCCTCTCAAGTGGGGTCCCGCAGCAGGGGCTACACTTATTGAGGGAGTAATTGATCCACTGGCTCAGTATGCACGTGGTGAAGATGTGTCACGTGCAGATGCTGCTCTTGCAGCAGCAGAGGTTATACCGGGTGTAGGATCGGGTGCTAGGATTGCAGGGCAAGGTGCTAAACAACTATACAAGTCTGAAGGCGCTAAACTATTTTCTAACGTGCCTAACTATGTAAAAGGTTTCTATGGCGCTGATCGTGCGCCGGGAGTAGCGGATGCAGCACAGCAGGGTATAATCAGTGCTGCTAAACAATATGTAAGCCCAGAGGCTAGTACAAGATTTGCTGAGAAAGGTATAAGTAACAAGACAACAGAAGTAGTGGAGCGTAACAAAAAATTTAGGGAAAAATTGTTTGAAGAGTTTGACTCTACTGGGACTATATCTGATGAGCAGTTAGCACAGTTAAAGCATTCAAGAAAAGAAGATCATGGTCAAATAGTATATAACGGTTTAATTGCTAGACAGTCTGGTAATCCTGCTCCCGCAGCAGAGAAATACATGGATGAGGTTTATCATAGCATAGAGGATAGTTGGGATAGACAAGCATTTTTAGATATGCCAAAGCCTGCTAACTCTTCGCATATAAGCGACGAAGTTATGAGTGATGCTTTTGATTTAATTGGAGACACTTGGAAAACAATAGATATCAAGGGTTTGAAGAAAGGCAAGACAGTTAATGAAACTGGATCATTAATGGCTGTTAAAAAAATGCGTGGGCCTAAATCTACAGGAGTTCATGACAGGGATATAATCTCAAGCGCAGCATATAATCAACTCAAGGATGCTATGGTTGCTAACGGCAGAGATTTTGATGATACTGAAGAGTTGCTTGCAATGCTCAGAAAGGTAGAAGGTCCAAAGTATAGTATTAAGAAATCTGATGATGGTGGAGTATTTGTTCAGTTTAGTCCTGAGATGAAATCAGGATATGTTGAGGGTGGCACCAATGCTATCATGTATATAGATAACGATAGGAAGATGACCTTCTTTGTATCGGATGAGCATGATATGTTTGGTATTGTCCCACCGGGCTTTGATAGGGCTATAACAGTATTACCACCTTGGACTGTTGATAACTTTGCAAGTACACGTAAAGTTAAAAGGCGTAGAATGTCAGAAACAGAAAAGTCTAAAGTTGAAACTGCATATGCAAATGTGACAGATAAGAAATCAAAAGGAAAGTTCTACGATAAAAAAGCAGCAGATCAACAGGCTAAGAATAGGGCTAAAGACAAAAAAGAAGAATTAAAAAATACTACCAAAAAGAAAAAGAAAGCATTAGTAGACCCAATGACCGCAGCGCAAAGGTCTGCTGTAGATGAAATCACAGCACCAGTTAAAGTTAATTATGGAAGATATGCAGGAAGAAGGGCGGTCCCTGCAGGAATACTAGGAGCAGGAATAGCATATGGCACTTATGAAAACGAATAACGCACAACAGGAAAAGTTTGTAGAAATGTTTTTACTAACTGGTAGTGCAGCCAAGGCAGCAGAAATTGCAGGGTATGGTAGTCCGAAGCAACGTGGATACGAACTCAAGAACAAATTTAAGAATCTTATAGAGGAGCGTCAGAAGCGTATGCTTCAGGATAGCATACCCCTTGCAATCAATCAGTTGATCACTATGGTACAGAGTGCTGAGTCTGAGGCTGTACGCCTTAACGCAGTAAAAGACTTGCTTGATCGTGGTGGCTTTAAACCAGTAGACAAGATTGAACAGACTGTAACCAGTATAGAAGAAAAGACCACAGAGGAATTAGAAAAAGAATTTAAAGAAGTTACTTCACTTTTACAATAGGAGATTAGTATGTCATCATTTAGAAGCAGACTTGGAGATAACAATAACCCAACTCCAAGGGGAACGCCTAAACCAAACTCAAATCAGTACTTTAAAAAACGTAAACCTGCACCAGTTAAAAGTATACCTCTTGAGATGTCAATGAACACAAAAAGAATTGTATCAGAATTAAACAAAGGAATTCCTAAGGGCAAAAAACGCAAGGGATAAATGAAAACTAAACAGCAGTTAGAACAAGCCATTGCTACGGCAAAGGAACTCTACAAAAGACAAAAGTACAGTAGGATTCATTTCTACGATCCATATCCATTTCAGCAACAGTTTCATAAGACAGGCTTTGAGAATAATCAAAGGCTGTTAATGTGCGCCAACCGAATAGGCAAGTCTTACTCTGGCGCTGCTGAGATGGCTATGCACCTAACAGGAATATACCCTGAATGGTGGGAAGGTAAGAGATATTACAAGGCTATCACCGCATGGGTGGGTGGTGTGTCTAACGAATCAACCAGAGATATATGCCAAGCAGAACTACTAGGTGCGCCTGAAGACCCTGATGCATATGGGACAGGCGCAATACCAAGAGATAATATAGTAAGCACTGAGCGTAAACCCGGTGTGCCTAACGCTAAATCACTGGCTCTGATTAAGCATTCCAGTGGAGATAACTCCACGGTACACTTTAAATCATATGAGTCTGGTGTAGAGAAATGGATGGGACGTTCTGTTGACTGTATATGGCTAGACGAAGAACCAGATAGATCGTTGTACTCACAGGCTGTAACACGTACGTTAGACCGTAAGGGTATGGTGTACCTGACGTTTACCCCTGAGAAGGGCATGACAGAGACTGTAAGCGCATTTATGAACAACATTCAGAAAGGTCAGTCCCTAACGAATGCGACATGGGATGACGCTAGTGAACACGTAAAGACGCTGAAGGGTAAACCCGGACATCTTGATGATGACACCATGAGGCAGATTCTATCTGCGTATTCACCCCATGAGAGGGAAATGCGTAAGTTCGGCAAGCCTACAATTGGATCAGGTTTAGTATTTCCAATACCTGAAGAAAAAATAATGTGTGAGCCGTTTGATATACCAGATGATTGGGACAGAATAGCGGGAATAGATTTTGGTTGGGACCATGACACCGCTGTAGTGTGGGGCGCTTATGACGAAGAGGAAGATACGTTCTATGTTTATGATGCATATAATGCTAACAAGCGTAGCCCTGCGGAACATTCTATTGAGATTATGCGCCGTCCTGCTTTCATTCCTGTTGCTTATCCCCACGATGGTAATCGTCGTGATAGCATTGGTAATCCGGGGTTGGCAGACCAGTATAGGACTCTTGGCTGCAATTTTCTACTTGAGCATTTCTCCAATCCCCCTGCGTTGGGGCAGAAGAAAGGCTCTAATAGTGTGGAGGAAGGTATTCAGCAGATGGTAGTTTGGATGGAGGAAGGAAGGTTTAAGATATTTGACCACCTATCTCATGTCTTACAAGAGTACAGGCAGTACCACAGAAAAGATGGAAAAATTGTAGCGGTTAGAGATGACAGTATGAGCGCAATGAGATATTGTTTTATGAGCAGAAGATTTGGAGTGCCGGGTTCTGGTGACACGTGGAACTTTAACTTCGATAAACCTTTAGAATATCAGGAACTAGGAATTGTATGAGTGATCCAGTAACAGAAGATGAAATTGTAAGCCGAATTGATGGAGAGATTAATGAGGCTGTAGGATATGGTGATGACGTTTCTGAGCAACGTCGTGAAGCCATGCGCTATTACTATGCTCTTCCTTTAGGTAATGAGATTGAAGGTAGAAGCCAGTATGTAGACAGCACAGTACAGGATACAGTTGAGTGGATTAAACCTTCACTCATGCGTGTTTTTGCCTCTGGTGATGAATTGGTTAAGTTTGAGCCTAATAATCCGGGTGAAGTAGATATGGCTGCTCAAGCCACAGACTATGTAAACTATGTGCTACAGAACCAACACAACGGTTGGGAGATTATGTACCAGTGGTTTACTGACGCACTTTTACAAAAGAACGGCATCATCAAGGTATGGTGGGATGAGTACGATGAGTACGTTCGTGAGGAATACAAGAACCTTAATGACCTAGAGTTTGAAGCCTTGATGTCTGATGACTCAGTAGAGGTCATAGAGCATGATGAGTATGGCGGTGAAGATGGAAACTTTTATCATGATGTTATTGTAAAAAGATCACAGTACAACGGTAAAGTATGCATTGAAAACGTACCACCTGAAGAGTTTCTTATTAACCGTGAAGCAAAAACCATAGAAGATGCAAGGTTTATTTGTCATCGTGTTCGCAAAACCTTGTCAGAACTTAGGCAGATGTATCCTGATGTAGATGTTGAAGACCTCAAGGGTGGAGATACTGGAAGTCCTATGTGGAACGATGAGCAGAATGCTAGATACGCTTTTGATCACACTCAGGATTTTTTTAATACATCACAGAACGCAGCGCCTGAAGAGTCTATGCAAGAGTACTGGCTCTATGAGTCGTTTATTAGAACTGACTTTGATGGTGATGGTATTGCAGAATTACGCAAAGTATGCACAGTAGGTAGCACTATA